TCAAACGACCAGTTTTTTCCACTCCTTACCGCGTGCGTCGTTGTAAATATCGGTCATTTTTTGATTCGAATGGCCCAGCAAAGTTTTGGTGTCAATTCCCTGTTCTCTGAACAATCGTTCTGATAAAGATCTCTGCTCATGGAAAGAGGGTGGGGTACCATTGGCACACCAGTTGTAATCTACAGAATCCCGGGCTTTTTTAAATGCAACAGTTAACGTTGCTGGTTTAACCATTCCGCCGCGCTTAGCTGTCCCTTTCGCGTGATGGTGGTGCAATAACCACGGACTAAGAACGCAATCGCGACAGGATGACACCACATCATCCAGGGTAAGATTTAATTTATCGCAACGCAGAGCCAGAGGGATAGCAATTCGGGCTCCCGTTTTTTGCTGTTCAACATGAAGATAGCCATCCCGGATATCCGAAAACTGCATTTTGCTAATATCCGAAAGACGCTGCCCTGTCATCAGCGCAAGCAACATGCCACGCTGTAAAAAGTAACCCTCTTTTTCCGCTGCGTTATAAATCATCATCCACTCATCAAAGGTCAGTCGTTGCCTTGATACCCGTACCTGTGGTTTTTTTGCCGATTCTGCCGGATTAAACCCTGGCGGGACATCGCCTGTTTGTTGAGCTTCCCGGAAAACATCGATCAGTACTTTCCTGAAAATTTGTCCCATTCTGTTATGTCCTCTTGCTTTGTATTCTTCCAACACCGATACAATATCTTTTACGGTTATGGCATCTAATTGCCTGGCTCCAAAACGTTCATCAAACACTCTGAGAGGGGCCGCTTTCTGTTTTAGCGTGTTGAGTTTGATCTCTCCGTTTTCATATCTTTCCTGTTGAATTTTTCTGTAACTATTCAGAAAAATTGAAACGGTTGATGAACCGCCGGTATCACTAATAATTTTTTCCTGCAGACTGAACATTTGTTCCATTTGTTGTCTGGCAAGGCGGCTGTTTGCTTCTGCTGCAATGGTTTCCGCCAGTTTCTGGTCAATACTGCCGAGTCCGTGATTTTTGCCTGTGATGGGATGCCTGTACCGCCAGTAAACTTTGTTATTTCTTTTGTCAAAATACGGAGATAACCCCGGAACATCGGTTTTATATTTTCGAGGGCGAGCCATCTTCCAGTATCCTCTTTAAAGCCGGGTGATCTGTGGCGATCACCTCAGGCTTGCTTACCATTCCGACAAAACGAGCCCGTGGATCCACTCGCCAGTGTCTTCCAACTTTTTTGGGGAGGGGAAATATCATTCCGGCTTTAGCGTATTTACTTAATGTACCCGGAGTAGGGACCGGTTCACTGAATTCCTCTTTTGCCCACTCAGTGAGCAGAATAAGTCTTGCCATGAGCGTTGTTCGCTAATCATGGTCGCCGCCACTATAGCTGGTGGACGACAACCGGGGTTGAACATTAAAAATCAGCCTGACTTGGGAGCAGTTTTTGCCAGATAGCTGAAACGTATTTTGCCTGGTAACGGGCGTCATCAAGTGCATTGTGGCGCTCGCCTTCGAATGGAATAGCCGTTCTGGCATCGAAGTCCATGGCTCCTCCCAGTTCAACGATCGTGCGAACATCGCGATCATTGCAGTAGTGCCACGGGCAGGGGATTCCCTGTCGTTCGTATGAACGGCGTAAAATTACGTTGTCGAAACTGGTTCCGTTGCCCCAGACCTGAACAAAAAACTCACCAGAGTTTTCGTCGATAAATTCCCGTAATTGCAACAGTGCATCATCTAACGGGATTTCATCAGCCAGAATGGCAGACTGCGCTTCGCGCGATTGCTTCAGCCACCACTTAACGGTGTCCCTGTCAATGACACCGCCAGCAGTATCCAGATCGATGGTCTTACTGAATTCTGGCCCAATATCTCCGGTTTGCGGATCGAAAAATATTGCACCTATTGAGATAACTGCAGCATCAGGATTTTTTCCCATGGTTTCCAGGTCGATCATCATATGAGTCCACATTCTGTTGCTGGTGGATATGTATTTATGATGACTGTTCACCGGAATTGGGGGATTTGCCGTCTCGCCAGTTTCATCACTGCTATTGCCATGCTGAGCGTCACCAGCGCTCTCCTTACGAGAATGCGCAGTGCTTTCCATTTTCTCCGAATCTTTTTCAGCCAGATTTTCTTCATCGAATGTTTCCTGATATGTTGTGTTACCCATAACAGGCCCGCAGTCCGGACATTTTCCACCGCCAGCCCGGCCGCAAGTATTGCAGCTTTTTTCAGTCTCCTGTTGTGCTGTTGGCTCTGACTGTTGCACTTCTGGCCCGTTTTGTTGCGCATCCGGGCTGTTTTGTTCCGCTTTCTGGTCGTTCTGTTCCATTTCTTGCTGATTCTGGTACACAGAATCGCGAGTCTGGATCCCCTCAACCCACTTCGGATCATTCGGGTCGCTAATTCCTTCAACAAATTCACCACGTGATGCAGTAAGCACTTTGTCGGCATCAGGCAGATTTTCTGTCTCCATTTTTTTATTTGTTTCGACCGTGTTAACTTTTACCGGCTCTGGTTGTTCAGAGTTTTGTGCGGCATTGGTATTTTGCGGTAAGCCTGTGTATGTGCCATTTTTTCGGGCGACGTATTCTTCTTTGGTGATTTCAGTAGCCCCGGCAGCCAGCGCCTTATTCAGACCAGACAGTTTGTTTGCGCGACCGTATTTTTCGCCGTCCTTATCGGTAAAGAGGAAGTAGAACGGTCCTTCACGCTCTACAGATGGTTCAGCTTCCAGTGCGCTTTCATTTTTTTGGGTGCCAGATACTTCTGTTTCCACTGCATCAGTTTGTGTTGCTGACGACCGGAGAACATCAGCAGGACTCTGATCCGTTTCTTCATCTTCAAACACGCCTTTTGTCGTCAGGTATTCAGTAATGTATTTGTTCAGTGCCACAGGGTCTTTGTGAATGTCGATCGGACGTTCACGGACAAGGCCAAAAATAGTCTGGCGGTCGTAGCGAAGGGCATCAGGCTGTTTGCGCATTGATGCCGAGATACGCTTCCAGTCTTCGCGGTCGTTGTCGATAACTTCATTTTTTGCCCAGCGATGGATGCTGCCGTCAATGTTTCCGGCATCCACATCACCAGGCCAGAGAGCGTAGGCCAGTTCTTCATCCAGTGTTTTCCATGTCTGCCTGTATTCGCGACGAATGACAGCAGTTACGGAGCCAGTTTTTCCTGCAGAGTTTTCAGTGCCTTGCCGGTTGACTCTGGCGCGGGCAAGATCGACGACGGAATTATATGCTCCACCTTCTTTGCGCTCCTTTTCCATGCGTTTTTTACGTTCGAGAAAATACGCCTGAACGTCGGGCCATTTGGCTGTTGGTTTTAAATCACGTCTGGCGTCGTTGATGTACTCAGTCTGACGCTCAGGATACATGGCGTTAATTTCTTTAGTCCTGATAATTGCTTCAGTGAGGTGTCCATCAAAAGTCGTCATCTCGTCATCGCCGAGAAGCCCGCTTGCATTGATGACCATATCCACGGTGATGTTTTCATGTGTACCGAATCTGACAAGGACAGCAGCCCGCTTGTCTTCAGATAACTGATTAAAGTTAACAGTTTCTGTATCCGGTTCAGGGGCGACCGGAACAAAGGAAGCCGACTCCTCATTCCAGCGGTTTTCCTGCATATATTCGGAATCCCAGGAATCGAGAGCAGGGCGGGCCATGCCGGGTTTATCCTCGCAGACAAGAAATTTATAAGCACAGTCCTGAGCTTCCGGGTATTGTTCCAGAAATAACCAGCTAAATTTGGCTCTTGCCCGGCGTTCGTCGCCTGCTTCAATGGCAGTGGCCACAGGTTTAGCGCCTTCTGCTGTTGCCTGTTCGTCCGGAATGGCGGCGCAAATAAAGACTTTACTCATTTTGTTTTAACCTCATTACAGATTTAAGGGTGAACAAATCCCTGCCATTGCTGGCATATAAAAATGAAACCGGATATTAATTACGGTGCTGTTTTAAGTCCTGCCGGGATTTCGTTATTGTCCATATGAATAACTTTATCGACCGGATAACAGTTACCGGGAGTTTTCTGTTCCGCTGCGGCAGCCGTGCATTCTTTCATTGAACCGTAAATGTCAATAACCAGGTCAACAGGCTCGCCCGTATTAAGAAAAACTATCAGAGTGAGAGCAATTGCTGTATTCATTGCCAGCATCCTTTTTGCATCGGGCGTAAACGTGCCAGCATTGAAAGAATGCATATTTTATTTAATAACTCCCGTTCGTGTTTTCTCTTGTTAATGGCATCTTCAGTAAATGCAGAGTTACTGATTCTGACACCAATTTCAAAACAACCTTCAGACGTATTAACGTTTGGTAATAACGTTTCCATTATCGCGTCCTCAACAATGAATTTTGTGATGCGGTGCCTGGTGCCTCCAGGTGACGTTAACCAGTTAACAATTAACGCCGGATACAGAGAATCCACCCATAACACTGTTTTTGGTTTTAACTGTTCCGCGTGCGCTTAGCCGCATTCACCGCATCACAAAATTCACTTTAAAAAGGGCGGCAGAGCAGTCACGGAGTAAAACTGATACCGCCAAACGTCACCAGAAAATTGATAACAGAGGGCGTTGCAGCGGGGTTGTCACTTAAGCGTATGGTCAACCTGACAACCCGGTGTCCTCAACGGGGAAGGAATAACCCCGCCATACTTACCGCCGCGCCATTTCGCGGGTTGCCACAACCGGAAGCGCACGGTCGAATTAAATTTAACGACACCGTACAGTGAGACGAACTTCGCCGTGCGCTTTCGTGTTGTGTGCCTGCTTTTAACCACGTCAGGCGAGGTGGTATCCTTCTTATCCCGAATAACCAAGAAGGAAATCTATATGACTAAAGAAGAATTTGTCTCTTATATTTTTGATAAAACGGTTGAAATGTATGCCGCTACTTACGGGTCCTGTAATCCTCTGAATAAATTAGAGGGGAAAGATGATTTCGACAAAATTTACCGCTTCTTGGAGGACCGCTATATCAAAAGGTTAGAGGACGCAGGGATCAAATCCCCAGTGAAGTCACCATTGTCCTGAGAACTTGCAGGACGTCATGATCGTAACTTCCATCCAAACCGCGACGGCAAATTGCTTCTCGTATTACCGGAAGCAGTTCGCTGGAAATCTCGGTGCATATTTCACCTGCTAATACGCCTGGCTCAAGTGAGAATATTGGTGAACTTACGGTCTTGGTCTCGACAGTTTCAGAGTCAGTGCCAACATTATAAAGCTCAACGAAAGCGGTCTTGATTTTCCGGGCCAGATCTTTTGCTGGCTCGCTTGCAATATCTTTCCCGATTTCTCGCAGCACAGAATGCAATGTATGAGCTGCTGTTTTCTGTACATCAGACGGTAAATCTTTAAATTCCATCGTCAGCCTCATCAGTCAGTGTTTCTGGCTAACCAGCAACGCGCGCCAGATTCGGTTTTAAACGTTTTGCTTTTGGTATATGTCATCGCGGTGAACGTACCGTCCTGGTTGGGGAACACGCCACATACCAGAGATTCGCTGTTGCCAAGATCGATAGTATCCATGCTGACCTCATTTCCCCTTAACGCCGGGGTAGCGGAACTGTTTGCTGAGAACACCGTGCGGTGTGTTGATGGAGGTAATTTAGTTTTCTCATTGTTTTTCGTCAAGTCTTTTTGATGAGAAAACTCAAGTATTGGCGCAGGATAAAGCCAATACATTGAAATGTAAGGCTTTAAAATTTTGTGAAGGGATGATTATTGATGCTTGTTGCGTTTGCGAGCCTCTAATAGCTCGGTGAACAGGCGATTAAAATTCTCAACGCGGGCGCGGAGTTCGCTGAGTTGTGCTTGTTGCTCTGATTTAGGAAGTGCGCGATACAAACGCAGCATCTCTAACTCATCTTCCGATAAGTCTAAGGCACTATCGAGTGAAACAGGGGGAGCTGGTGTTTTGTCCTCGTCGCCAAACAGTATCCAGGTTGGTGAACATTGCAATACCTCGGCGAGGCGATGCAAATTTTGCCCGCGCGGGGCTGTATGGTCACTTTCCCATAATGAAATTGATGAGCCAGATACGCCAGCAGCTTTGCTTAAACCGTTTTGACTTAAGCCTACCTGCTTACGTCTTTCTCTAATACGTTGACCTAAAGTTTTCTCGTTCATATTTAGATATCTTAATAACCCTTGACTTGAGATTCCTTGAGTGATTAGCATTGAGAAAACTCAATATTGGAGGTGCGATGTTTAAATCAGACGTAATTAATTTTTACGGTACGAAAGCCAAAGTAGCGAAAGCTGCTGGCGTTGACCCATCTGCTGTTTCTCAATGGCAAGAGCTGGTTCCTGAAGGTCGCGCGATGCGTCTACAGGAGGCATCTGGCGGCGAGCTTCTGTATGATCCCAAGGTTTATGACGAATATCGTAAGACGAAGCGGGCGGGGCGGTTGAACAATGAAAATCACTCCTGAACAGGCTCGTGAGGCTCTGGATGCCTGGATATGTCGACCAGGAATGACACAGGAGCAGGCGACGATATTAATCACTGAAGCATTCTGGGCTCTGAAAGAGCGCCCGAACCTCGATGTTCAGCGTGTCACAGATGAAGGTGGCGCGGTTGATCAGCGAGCGCTTGGCGTTAATCGAGTGAAGATATTCGAACGCTGGAAGGCTATCGACACCAGGGATAAGCGTGAAAAGTTCACGGCGCTAGTGCCTGCAATTATGGAGGCTATCCGGATTAATGATTTCAGGTTGTATCGTGAAATTAGTGACGGAAAAAGCATTACGTACATGATCGCCGGGTTAAACAAAGAATATGGCGATGTGGTGGAGTCCGGTCTGCTTTTGGCAGATCCCGCTGTTGTGGAGCGTGAGACTGACGAGCTTATAGAAAAAGCTATTGCTTTCAAGCATGCGTATCGTCAGCAATATCAACAAAAAGCCGGATGGAATTATGAGTCTTCTTTTTGCTGAACGCCCACTGGTTATTAATACGCAGCTGGCGATGAAAATTGGCCTGAATGAAGCCATTGTACTGCAGCAGCTGCATTACTGGTTGAGAGATACTAATTCCGGCATGGAATGTAACGGGGTTCGCTGGATTTATAACACAACAGAACAATGGCTGGAACAGTTCCCGTTCTGGTCAGAGTCAACGTTAAAACGCGCATTTGCAAGTCTGAAAATGCTGGGGCTTTTGCGTTGCGAAAAGCTCAACAAATCAAAGCGTGACATGACTAATTTTTACACGATTAATTACGAGAGCGAGCTTTTAGATGGTGGCAAAGTGAGCAATTCCATCAGGTCAAAATGCGCCGCTCCATCAGGTCAAAATGACACGATGGAAGAGGCCAAAATGACACGCTCCATTGGTTCAAAACGACCCAATGTCATCGGGTCAAAATGGCCCGATGATCTTACAGAGAATACAACAGAGATTACTACAGAGAATAAAAACACTTCTCGTCCGGAAGCTTCGCAACCGGACATGCAGACGGCTGAACAGGATTTTTTAACCCGACACCCTGACGCGGTTGTGTTCAGTGCGAAAAAACGCCAGTGGGGTAGCCAGGAAGATTTAGCTTGTGCGCAGTGGATCTGGAGACGAATCGTGAGTCTTTACGAGCAGGCTGCCAGCGATGATGGCGAGATCATGCGACCGAAAGAACCAAACTGGACCGTGTGGGCCAATGACGTGCGCACAATGCGGATGCTGGATGGCAGAACTCACAGGCAAATTTGCGAAATGTTTGGTCGGGTACAGCGGGATCCATTCTGGGTAAAAAACGTCATGAGCCCGTCAAAGCTTCGCGAAAAATGGGATGAGCTGGTTATCCGTCTGGGGCGTTCGCCTGTACAGCGTTGTGTGAATCACATTTCTGAACCGGACACCGAAATTCCGCCGGGGTTCAGGGGGTAACGAACTGTGAAAAATATTGCGACAGGTGGTGTTCTGGAACGCCTCCGCAGACTGACCCCGCCACATGTAACCGCTCCATACAGAACGGTGGCGGAGTGGCGCGAGTGGCAGCTTGCCGAAGGCCAGAAACGTAGCGAGGAGATCAACCGCCTGAATCGTCAGTTGCGGGTGGAAAAAATTCTGAATCGCTCAGGCATCCAGCCGTTGCACCGCAAATGTTCGTTTGCGAATTACCAGGTGCAGAACGACGGTCAGCGATACGCGTTAAGCCAGGCAAAATCCATCGCCGATGAACTGATGACCGGGTGTACAAATTTCGCGTTCAGTGGAAAACCTGGTACCGGAAAAAACCATCTGGCGGCGGCTATCGGGAATCGCCTGCTGAAAGACGGCCAGACAGTGATAGTGGTTACTGTGGCTGATGTTATGAGTGCCCTGCACGCCAGCTATGACGACGGGCAGTCAGGCGAAAAATTTTTGCGGGAACTGTGCGAAGTGGATCTGCTGGTTCTTGATGAAATTGGCATTCAGCGTGAGACGAAAAACGAGCAGGTGGTGCTGCATCAGATTGTTGATCGCCGGACAGCATCGATGCGCAGTATGGGGATGCTGACAAACCTGAACTATGAGGCCATGAAAACGTTGCTCGGCGAGAGGATTATGGATCGCATGACCATGAACGGCGGGCGCTGGGTGACTTTTAACTGGGAAAGCTGGCGCCAGAATGTCGTCCAGCCAGGAATCACGAAGTAATTTTTACCGGGAGAAAAAATTTAATGGAGACTGTTTTTGACGCACTGAAAGCAATGGGAAAAGCCACATCCATAGAACTTGCTGCGCGACTTGATGTCAGTCGTGAAGAAGTGCTTAACGAACTATGGGAACTGAAAAAGGCTGGTTTTGTTGATAAAAGCGCGTACACCTGGCGTGTGGCTGATAACAACGTTCAGCAGGAACAGCCAGCGCAGGCAGAACTGCCGGAAGAAACCACCACAGCAACAGTAGCGAAAATCTCAGAGTGCGATTTAACCGCGACGATTGAACAACGCGGACCACAAACGGCGGATGAGCTGGCTACGCTGTTCGGTATCACATCACGCAAAGTGGCTTCAACGCTGGCTCAGGCAATCAGCAAAGGTCGCCTGATTCGCGTAAATCAGAACGGTAAATTTCGTTACTGCATGCCGGACGATAATTTACCAGCAGAGCCGAAAGCCGCATTGGTAACGGAAACTGATGGTAAAGCCTTTCCTCAGCCAGCAGGTGTTGCGTTACCAGCACAGGAAACTGTAACACAGGAAGAAATTAAAACAGAAACTGTGGCGGACATTGTGCAGTCGTTGCCATCGTTCACCGAAACGCGGGCGGATGACCTGATTTTACCATCGCTGCATTTGGCAAACTGCGAACTGCGCCGGGCGAAAAATCATGTCCAGAAGTGGGAGCGCGTCTGCGCCGCGCTGCGGGAGCTGAATAAACACCGGGATATTGTCCGACAGATTGTCGATTCCTCCAGTCGCGTTGTGTCGGAAAGGTGAGGCACTTATGAGAAACGTTTTTACACCTGAATATCGGGAGCAACTGAAGGCGCGTATTGTGGAACTGGTGCGCAGAGATGGGAGGAAAACACGTAAGCAACTGGAGGATGAAACCGGAGCAACGAGGCACCTGATAGAAGTTCTGGCGAAAGAGCTGGTAGTTAGTGGCGCAGTATATGGTTCAGGACATGGAATATTTCCTTCGGAGCAGGCTCGTAAGGACTGGATAAAAGCCTGCAAAAAAATGTCGAGAGCGGCAGTGAAAAAGAAGAGCGACCCTGACCTGATTTATTCATTGCCAGATGGTGAAATACGCCGTTACAACAGGAGACAGAACATAATTTGCCGAGAGTGCCGTCAGAGCGAAACTATGCAGCGCGTGCTGGCTTTCTGGAAGGGAAGTTTGCAGGAGGTGGTACTGTGAGCCAAATTAACAATCAGGACTGCGTGAAGTGAAAGAGAAAACATAATTCAAATCTGAATAATTAATCTCAGCACTGTAAATAAAATTTAATCCTTAACAGGAGGGATTCCTGCACCCTCAAAACATCAGGAGGCCGCCCGAAAGGGCGGTAATGAAAAATGACTGAATTAACAAAAGAGCAATTAATCGAAGAAGCTAAATTAAAAATAGCGATTGCGAAATGCCACCCCAATTCAGGGGTGGCACGAGTAGAGGGTGAGTTATTCAAAATTGCTCTGGCATCGCTGGAAGCAGAGCCGATAGCGTGGGAATACGGCGAAAACATAATCCTGTTTAATCCTGACACAGTTGAAGCATACGCAAAACGTGCAGAGATAACACCTAAACCTCTATTCACCGCTACACCTGTGCCACTGACACCAGAAGGATTGATTAAAGCAGTGCGTTTCTATGAACAGGTTAAGCGTGAAAATCCGCCAGTCGAAACCGGAGCATGGAAAGACGCTGTTGACTGGGTACTCAAAGAGGCTTGCTGTGCTGTCATTCTGGGTAAAGCCGACAACCTACTAGCATCCAGTAGTCGGGTTAGCGAATTAACAATGTGGGTTAAACGACTGGTCAGTCAACTGAAAAAAGCTAATCCAGACCGCAAATTACCGGAGAAGGCGATGGACTACCTGAAGCGGAACGAACTGATAAGTGCGGAGGATGTTTTGCGATGACCTGGCCTGAAGCATTCGCAACGATGGGAATTGCAATGGCGGTGGCGCTGGTGGTGTATTCGATTTGTCGCTGGGGATAAAAACGATTTGCGGGAAAAGGATAGTTAAGTAGAATTGCTGCGGGTGCTTGAGGCTATCTGTCTCAGGCATGAACACCAAAAGGCAGATAGAGAAAAGCCCCACCCGACTATAAATCGAAGTGAGGCCAGTCTTATGTCTCGACAACTGAAGATTAGCCTCTTACGTGCCGAAAGGCAAGGAGATGTATGGGTCCACCACATATTGCAATTTTTGTTCTCTCTTAAAATATATTCCACGGGTGTCATTAGCGCGAGCGCCTTATGGGGCCTTTTGCTGTTATACAGCACCAGATATTCCGCCAGCTTCTGATTAAATAGCGCCAGATCTTCAAAGAGTAAAATCTCATTAAATTCAATAAACTGCTCTCTTAACGTCCGGTTAAAACGTTCACAGATAGCGTTCATTTTTGGCGTGTAGGGATAGGTCCAGAGGTGTTTGATAGCGGCTTCCTGCAGCGTTTTGTCGAAGTTTCCCAGGAACTCTTTTCCGTTATCTGTGATTATCTGGCTGATACCGACCGGGAACAACCGGGCTGCGCGGCTGAAGAAGTGATTGACGATATCACTGTTGAGTGACGGCACAGCCAGCGCCAGCGCGTAATTGCTGCATTCGTCGATCATGGTGATGACATAGCGACGCAGTTCGCCCATTCTGAGCTCAATGGCGTCCATCCCAATGAGCTCACCTGTCTTTACCGGGCGATAGTGCTTTGGCCTGCGGGGTTTGGCAGACCGCTTTTTGACAAGCAGTGCCTTCCCCCGCGATCCCAGACGCACAGGTATCATCCGCATTTTATCATGTGCGGCAGCGATCATTCTGCCGATGGTGGAAACACTCGGACAGGCCAGATAGCGCTGTTCGCACCAGGGCTTCAGGCGAACAAAAATCTGCTCTTTACCGAGGTTCGGCAGCTCTGTCCTGAGGCGTCGAATCTCTTTCAGCACATCGGGATGCCAGTGTTTTTTTCGTCGCACCAGAGGTGCCTTACTGTGCGGGATTAGCCCCTCAGGTCCTTCCTTGTTCAGTAACTGACGCCACCAGTAAAGCGTGCGGCAGGACACGCCAAAGGCTTCAGAAGCCGCAGAAATACCGTGTTTATCCCAGAAGTGCAGAGCCTTCATTCTCATTGTTGCTGTATCAGCCATCACTGAAAGCCTCAACGCATAATCGGCCGTTTGGTAGTACTTAGGATAGCCAACCATCAGATGCTGCATTTGCATAGTGCAATTTCCCCTTACTTATCCTGAGGCAATTGCAATATCTCTGTGAACTTACACAGGAGAAGCAGGCTATGAAGCAGCAAAAGGCGATGTTAATCGCCCTGATCGTCATCTGTTTAACCGTCATTGTTACGGCACTGGTAACGAGGAAAGACCTCTGCGAGGTACGAATCCGAACCGGCCAGACGGAGGTCGCTGTCTTCACAGCTTACGAACCTGAGGAGTAAGAGACCCGGCGAGGGAGAAATCCCTCGCCACCTCTGATGTGGCAGGCATCCTCAACGCACCCGCACTTAACCCGCTTCGGCGGGTTTTTGTTTTTATTTTCAACGCGTTTGAAGATCTGGACGGTGCCGGAATAGAATCAAAAATACTTAAGTAGCGCGCAGGGATAAGAGGGATGGTCCCTTAAAGGGGAGAGCTAATTATCCGGAAGGATTCTGATGATGAACATCGAAGAACTGCGTAAAATTTTTTGTGAAGATGGCCTCTATGCTGTGTGCGTTGAAAATGGAAATCTTGTTAGTCATTACCGCATTATGTGTTTGCGAAAGAATGGGGCTGCGTTAATTAATTTTGTGGATGGTCGAGTGACAGACGGATTTATCTTGCGCGAAGGTGAGTTTGTCACTTCATTACAGGCACTGAAAGAGATCGGAATAAAAGCAGGCTTTTCAGCTTTTGCAGAAGAATAAACTCATCTATAATCTTGCGCGGGGCTGAACTCCCGCTGAGTAACACCGTGCCACCGGAGAAAACCGATGGCACGCAACGTAAAATATTACAATTCTGATAATTCGCCCGTTCTTGCCTGCACGCACGAGCGGTATTCTCACGCATTCAAGTCTGAATGGTTCCAGCACCCTCCATGCACTGAAGAGCAGGCTGAATGGATAATTCAGTGTTACCGCAGGCGCGGATACGAGGTTAAGAAAGCTCTTAGTCTCGACTACCGTCACTGGATAATCTCAGTCAGATTGCCTTACTCCGAACGCCCATCGCGTCCGTCCCGTACATTCCAGCAACGCATCTGGAGGTAACGTGCGGGTATTACTTCGACCTGTTCTGGTACCGGAACTCGGGCTGGTGGTCGTTAAGCCGGGCCGTGAATCCATGCCGGTATTCCACAATACCCGGGTACTGGTGGAGCCGGAACCGAAAAGCATGCGTAATCTGCCGTCCGGGGTCGTTCCTGCCGTTCGCCAGCCGCTGGTGGAAGACAAAACATTGCTGCCGTTTTTCAGTAACGCACGGGTAATTCGTGCTGCTGGTGGTGCTGGTGCATTGTCTGACTGGCTGTTGCGCCATATTAAATCCTGCCAGTGGCCACACGGCGATTATCATCACAGCGAAACCGTTATTCACCGTTATGGTACCGGCGCAATGGTGTTGTGCTGGCACTGCGACAACCAGCTGCGTGACCAGACATCCGAATCACTCGAGCAACTTGCTCATCAAAACCTGTCAGCATGGATGATTGACGTCATCGGTCACGCAATAAGCGGTACGCAGGAGCGTGAATTATCTTTGGCTGAATTATCCTGGTGGGCGGTCCGCAATCAGGTGGCGGACGCGCTACCGGAAGCGGTATTACGTCGTTCGCTGGGGTTGCGTGCGGAAAAAATCCGCTCAATGTACCGTGAAAGCGACATCGTACCGGGAGAGCAGACCGCCACCAGCATACTGAAGCAGCGCACAAAAAATCTTGCGCCGCTGCCTCACGCCCACCAGCAAAACCCGCCACAGGAAAAGACGGTGGTCAGCATTGCCGTTGATCCGGAGTCACCGGCTCAGTATCTCCAGCGCCAGAAACCACAACGGGAAGAGATGCCTGTATACACGCGCTGGGTAAAAACGCAGAAATGCATGACGTGCGGTAATCAGGCAGATGATCCGCATCACATCATTGGTCATGGACTGGGAGGGATGGAAACAAAGGCTGATGATTTGTTTGTTATTCCGCTGTGCCGTAAATGTCATAACGAACTGCACGCCGGGGTAAAAGATTTTGAAGAAAAACACGGCAGCCAGCTGTTGTTGCTGATTCGTTTTTTAATGCACGCGAGAAATTCGGGTGTCCTGAAGTGGAAAGCATGAATGGCTGAACGCATAGAATTTGTTTTGCCTTACCCGCCGACGGTGAATACCTACTGGCGACGTCATGGCAATACGTATTTCATCTCGGAAGCCGGAAAGCGTTATCGCCGTGATGTGGCGCTAATTGTTCGCCAGCAGCGGCTGAAATTAAACCTGTCCGGAAGGCTGGCGATAAAGATTATTGCAGAGCCACCGGATAAGCGCCGCCGCGACCTGGACAATATCCTGAAGGCACCACTGGATGCGCTGACGCATGCCGGACTACTTATAGACGACGAGCAGTTTGATGAAATCAATATTGTGCGCGGTCAGCTCGTTCCTGGTGGGCGACTGGGCGTGAAGATTTACGAAATAATGCATGACGGGCAGGTCAATAAATGAAGCTGGAAGATTTACCGAAATACTACTCCCCAAAATCGCCAGGTCTGACTGATGCATCCGTCTCGACGTCAAAAGATACGCTGAGTATCACTGATGTGATGGCTGCGCAGGGTATGACACAAGACCGTGCTGAGATGGGATTTTCTGCGTTCCTGGGGAAAATGGGCATCAGTATGAATGACCGGGAGCGGGCAACAGAACTACTGACAGAATATGCTCTCAGTCGGTGTGATGGCGTGGCGGCGTTAAGAAAACTTCCGGCAGAAATAAAACCGGCAGTGATGCGCATTATGGCTTCGTACGCTTTTGAGGATTATGCCCGCAGTGCAGCGAGTAAAAAACAGTGCCCTTGTTGCGGTGGGAAAAAATTTATTGAAAGCGTAGTTTTTACAAACAAGGTCCAGTATCCGGATGGTAAACCGCCGGTATGGGCAAAGTGTACAAAGGGTGTGTATCCGTCTTACTGGGAAGAATGGAAAAAAGTCCGGGAAGTGGTAAAAGTTGCCTGTCCTGAATGCGGGGGAAAGGGTGAGGTCTCCACCGCCTGTAAGGATTGCCGTGGGCGTGGTGTCGCCATTCATCGTGAAGAGTCGGTAAAACGTGGTATGCCTGTTATCAGAGACTGCCAGCGTTGTGGTGGTCGTGGCTATGAAAGATTGCCGTCAACGGAGGCATTTAATGCCATATGTAAGGTGACAAATCAGATAACACGCGCGTCATGGGAAAAAACTGTTAAGCAATTCTATGACACACTGGTGGTTCGGTTTGACATTGAAGAGGCATGGGCGGAGCGGCAGTTAAAAAAGGTAACCAGATAACAAGGTTGATTTTTCCGGAATCTGTGGTAAGTTTGCCCTAACGATGGGCGTTTTATGTCTGACGTTAGAAGAATTTTTACAGCCCGCCACTAAGCGGGTTTTTTATGTCCGAAAAACAGCACCGGACGTTAAACGCGCTGGTGGTTGTGAATACCGGTCTTTCAGTCTGCTGACTTTTTCGACAGACGAATAAGCAAATATTGAATTCTGGTTATTTATTTGTATTATCTCTGCGGTTCCGAGGGAAGGGTAAATTATGTATCCGGGCATCTCATTCACACCCGAGGAACCAGCGCCGACTTAGCTCAGTAGGTAGAGCAACTGACTTGTAATCAGTAGGTCACCAGTTCGATTCCGGTAGTCGGCACCATATGCGGGCATCGTATAATGGCTATTACCTCAGCCTTCCAAGCTGATGATGCGGGTTCGATTCCCGCTGCCCGCTCCAGTTAGAGTCTTTCAGTCTGCGATGATGGGAAAGCCCGGAGTGACTGAAAGACGTTTGGGTTATGAATGAGCGTCTTTTTTGCAAAATTGCTGTGCAGAAATACCAATCTTCGGGCAGGCGATCATTCATAAGCACTCTGCTTTTATTCCGATTAACTGTGGGTGGTTTGTTGGATAGAGTGCTTTCCTTACTGTAGATACCGTTTCGCCCGCTTTTGCGGGCTTTTCTTTTCAAATCCCTTTCATCTCTCAGTGTAAAACTACGCCATCCGTTATTTGCGGAGGTGAGGCTATGAAATCCATGGACAAAATTTCAACGGGCATTGCCTACGGCACCTCCGCAGGCAGTGCTGGCTACTGGTTTTTACAGTGGCTTGATCAGGTCAGTCCGTCACAGTGGGCTGCGATTGGTGTGCTGGGGAGTCTGGTTCTGGGCTTCCTGACTTATCTGACAAATCTGTACTTCAAAATCAGAGAAGACAAGCGTAAGGCTGCACGGGGAGAGTAATTCAATGACTCAAAACTATGAACTGATTGTGAAAGGGATCCGCAATTTTGAGAATAAAGTTACGGTAACTTTAGCGTTACGGGACAAAAAACGCGTTGACGGTGAAATTTTTGACCTGGACATCTCGCTGGACCGTGTTGAAGGTGCCGCGCTGGAGTTTTATGAGGCAGCAGCCAGAAGGAGCATCAGACAGGTCTTCCTGGATGTTGCCGCCGGGTTATGTGAAGGGGGTGAGCAGTCGCCGGAAAAGCGCCCCGTAATTTTAGAGGCGCAGAATGTGTGGATAACCTACAAAGGAAAGCTACCGGGAAGAATTACTGGTTCTCTGAAGACTCCACCGAAATGGTAATTTTACCAGCATATTTTTCTTCCAGTAATGCCGCCAGCCACTTGAAAGAATTTTGTTGTTCCTGGGACCATTTGGGGTTGCGTGATTCAAGCAGGAGCGATGCCAGTGTTGGTTGCATTTGTTCTCTGGGAATTGAGAAGGCCAGATATGAAAATGCAACAGTGAGGGCATTTACATCATCCCGAAGCCTGGAAATGCAGTCGAGCAACTCCTGTAGAGAAATGGTGTTATTGTCCATAAATAATCCTCTTGATTGTCTTTACCTTTTCCCCGCCTGATTCAACAGGCCGGGACAGATAAACATATCCAGGGTTCAGAAACCGATAAATCCTGATAAATATCCATGAACGCAAAAATCAGATACGGCCTGTCAGCTGCAGTTCTGGCGCTGATTGGAGCAGGAGCATCTGCTCCTCAGATACTTGACCAGTTTCTGGATGAAAAAGAAGGTAACCACACAACGGCATACCGTGATGGTTCTGGCATATGGACCATCTGTCGTGGTGCCACAATGGTGGATGGTAAGCCCGTCATACCGGGAATGAAGCTGTCGAAGGAAAAATGCGACCAGGTTAACGCTATTGAACGTGATAAGGCGCTGGCATGGGTGGATCGCAATATAAAAGTACCACTGACCGAACCACAAAAAGCAGGTATTGCGTCATTTTGTCCCTATAACATTGGCCCCGGTAAGTGTTTCCCGTCGACGTTTTATAAGCGGCTGAATGCCGGTGATCGTAAAGGCGCATGCGAGGCGATTCGCTGGTGGATTAAGGACGGTGGCCGTGATTGCCGCATTCGTTCAAATAACTGTTACGGTCAGGTTATTCGTCGTGACCAGGAGAGTGCGCTGGTGTGCTGGGGGATCGACAGATAAGCAGAATATTTTGCTGAAAAATGCCGTTTGCTCACACAAGCGGATAACACGATATTCTGCAAACTGGCAAAAGGAAGTGAATAAAAGCAAAAACCCCGTTTGTTGGCAGCAAGCGGGGTTTTGTTTTCTGCCCATGGGAAAGCTAAAGGAGAAAACGTGTTTGATTTTAGCAAACTGATTCTGGAGATTCGAGTGATGGCTGAAAAATTATCCACCTGGAAGTTCATCCTTATCTGGCAGGTGTTTGTGGTTATGGGCTCCGGTTATTTCATCGGTCAGATACGCTGGTTAGACTGGCCCCCTGAATCTCCAGACAACCAGTATCACTTATTTAAGTGATAGTCTTAATACTAGTTTTTAGACTAGTCATTGGAGAGCAGATGATTGATGTCTTAGGACCGGAGAAACGCAGACGGCGTACTACACAGGAAAAGATCGCTATTGTTCAGCAGAGTTTTGAACCGGGAATGACGGTCTCCCTTGTTGCCCGGCAACACGGTGTGGCAGCCAGCCAGTTATTTCTCTGGCGCAAGCAATACCAGGAGGGAAGTCTTACTGCTGTGGCCGCAGGAGAGCAGGTCGTTCCTGCCTCTGAACTTGCTGCTGCCATGAAGCAGATTAAAGAACTCCAGCGCCTGCTCGGAAAAAAAACGATGGAAAATGAACTCCTTAAAGAAGCCGTTGAATATGGGCGTGCAAAAAAGTGGATAGCGCACGCGCCCTTATTGCCCGGGGATGGGGAGTAAGCTTAGTCAGCCGTTGTCTCCGGGTGTCGCGTGCGCAGTTGCACGTAATTCTCAGACGAACCGATGACTGGAAAGATGGTCGCCGCAGCCGTCACTCAGATGATACGGATGTGCTTCTCCGTATACACCATGTTATCGGAGAGCTGCCCACGTATGGTTATCGTCGGGTATGGGCGCTGCTTCGCAGACAGGCCGAACTTGATGGTATGCCTGCGATCAATGCCAAACGGGTTTACCGGATCATGCGCCAGAATGCGCTGTTGCTTGAGCGAAAAACCGCTGTACCGCCATCGAAACGGGCACATACAGGCAAAGTGGCCGTGAAAGAAAGCAATCAACGATGGTGCTCTGACGGGTTCGAGTTCCGCTGTGATAACGGAGAAAAACTGCGAGTCACGTTCGCGCTGGACTGCTGTGACCGTGAGGCACTGCACTGGGCAGTCACTACGGGCGGCTTCGACAGTGAAACAGTACAGGACGTAATGCTGGGAGCGGTGGAACGCCGCTTCGGCAACGAGCTTCCGGCGTCTCCAGTAGAGTGGCTGACGGATAATGGTTCATGCTACCGGGCTAATGAAACACTCCAGTTTGCCCGGATGTTGGGGCTTGAACCGAAGAACACGGCGGTGCGGAGTCCGGAGAGTAACGGCATAGCAGAGAGCTTCGTGAAAACGATAAAGCGTGACTACATCAGTGTCATGCCTAAACCAGACGGTTTAACGGCAGCAAAGAACCTTGCAGAGGCGTTCGAGCATTATAACGAATGGCATCCGCATAGTGCACTGGGTTATCGCTCGCCACGGGAATATCTACGGCAGCAGGCCAGTAATGGGTTAAGTGATAACAGGTGTCTGGAAATATAGGGGCAAATCCACTGGTGGTGAAATGAACCGGATTCTGTATGGCGTGATTATTGTCCTGCTGATGGTCTGTAGTGCTCTGTGGCTGGCAACAGATCATTACCGCGATAACGCCATTACCTACAAAACACAACGCGATGACAATGCCAGAGAGCTGAAACTGGCAGAGGCGATCATTACTGATATGAAGGTGCGCCAGCGTGACGTTGCTGCACTCGATGCAAAATATTCAAAGGAATTAGCTGATGCGAAAGCTGAAAATGATGCTCTGCGTGATGATATTGCCGCTGGTCGTCGTCGGTTGCGCATCAGAGCAGTCTGTCCAGCCGTGCGTGAAGCCACCGCCTCCTCCGGCGTGGATGATGCAACCAGCCCCCGACTGGCAGACACCGCTGAACGGGATTATTTCACCCTCAGAGACCGATTGATGACGATGCAGAAGCAACTGGAAGGGGCACAGCTATACATTCGTGAGCAATGCCTCAGATAAAAACCGGCCAAGGATAATCCGCTGAAGATTTGCCGGCGGCGAAAGAGAGCCAAGGGTTCAGCCTACGCCATTACTCCTGTCGATGCAATGCATTCAATGGATGCTTGATTTATTTCTGTGCGCTATATCGTCGCTGTCTCCTGCATTAACTATGACCGTAACTCGACGGGGAACCCCTTCTGCGTGAGTGTGCGGGGGGGAAGAAACAGGACACTCACACAGATTCTTGTGGGCACGATGCTATTCCTTTCTGGATTATCCCGATGCCATTCATGCAGGGCGCTGTATCAGACGTTCGTCATGGCTGTCAGGCTGACGGGTCCTCCCGGTGGGGTGGCCTGCCACGGGGCGGGAGCGTCGCGGAAAAAGGCTAGTTTTTGAAATTTCATTCGTCATCACCACTACTGTAATGGATTGATATTACAGTGGTTTTATTTTTATGGTGTCGATTTTGATTATTTTTTTGTTCATCACTAACACCGTTTGCCTAAAGTTGTTCGCAAGATGCATGTTTAAAACATTCCGGAGCGGGTATGGATCGAGAGTTAAAAAATCTGACGCTGAATATCAGTCAACTGGCGGCACTGTCAGGTGTACATCGCCAGACTGCTGCGGCAAGGCTGCAAAATCTACCCGTTGCAGGGGGGCATGAAAGCAACCTCAAGCTTTATCGGGTGGTTGATATTGTGTCGGCATTTCTGGCATTACCACCGCCGGTTGCAGAAGGCGAAATGGACGCGCATGAGCGCAAAGCCTGGTATCAGTCTGAACGTGAGCGTCTTAAGTTCGAACAGGAAACGGCACAACTCATTCCGGCCAGTGATGTCAGACGGGAGTTTGCCATCTGGGCAAAAGCGGTCGTGCAGGTGCTGGAGACATTACCGGATATTCTGGAACGTGACTGTGGTCTGCAGCCTGCCGCTGTGAGCCGTGTTCAGTCCATTATTGATGATCTGCGCGATCAGATAGCCCTGCGGGTGACCGAAGCAGGTGCGGATGATGAGGAGGAATTACAGCAGGAGGAGTAATGCTGAATCAGGAAACCGCAAAGGCAGCACGAACCGATTCAGGTTATATCCTTCGCGCACCGAGACGAATGCGGGTTGCTGATGCCGTTGCTCAGTATATGCGGGTGCCCATGGGGGCAGGGAACTCAGTCCCGTGGGATCCGCTGGTGGCACCGTATGTTATTGAGCCGATGAACTGCCTGGCCTCGCGTGAATACGACGCAGTGATATTTGTTGGCCCGGCACGAACCGGCAAGACTATCGGCCTGATTGACGGCTGGGTGATTTACAACGTGATTTGCGATCCTGCGGATATGCTGATCATTCAGATGACGGAGGAAAAAGCCCGCGAACACTCCAAAAAACGACTCGCCAGAACGTTTCGCGTCAGCCCGGAAGTGGTCAGTCGCCTGAGTCCGAACAAAAATGACAACAACGTTTATGACAGAACATTCCTTGCTGGCAACTACCTGAAAATCGGCTGGCCGTCAGTCAATATCATGTCCTCATCAGATTATAAATGCGTGGCGCTGACGGATTATGACCGTTTTCCGGAAGATATTGATGGCGAGGGGGATGCTTTCTCTCTTGCCTCAAAACGTACCACCACATTTATGTCCAGCGGTATGACGCTGGTGGAGAGTTCCCCCGGCAGGGATGTGAAGGATGTGAAATGGCGACGGACTTCACCGCATGAGGCTCCACCAACCACGGGGATACTGTCGCTCTATAACCGTGGCGATCGCCGTCGCTGGTACTGGCCCTGTCCACACTGTGGTGAGTTTTTTCAGCCCTGCGGCGATGTGGTTGCTGGTTTCCGTGATATTGCCGATCCCGTGCTGGCAAGTGAGGCGGCTTATATTCAGTGTCCTTCCTGTTCAGGACGGATTATGCCTGAACAAAAACGTGAGCTGAACGGACGTGGGGTCTGGTTGCGGGATGGTGAATCCATCAATGCGGATGGCAGTCGTTATGGTGATCCCCGACGCTCACGTATTGCGTCATTCTGGATGTAGGGTACATTTCTTACCTGTTTTTATGTTCTGGTGTCGTTTTGTAGTCTTTTCAATGAGTTGTGATTTTTTGTGTTTCCTCTCTTTACTTGATAATGAGTTAGTTTATCGCTTGTTATCGACTTGAAAGGACTACATGACGGACTAAAAAATGAGGGCGATAGATGCCGGTAAAGCCATTAACCGTGACTGAAGTTAAGGGAATGAAACCACGTGAAAAGGACTATGCCGTTTATGATGGGTTCGGTTTATTGCTGAATGTGAGTAAAGCTGGTGGGAAAGTGTGGCGTTTCCGTTATAGCCATCCGATAACGAAGAAACGGCAGACATACACGATAGGGCGTTTTCCTGAATTCTCACTCGCGGAAGCACGGGAAATACGTGATGAACTTCGGCGAATGATTGCACGTGGAGTTGATCCAGTGACAGAGAAGAAAAATCGTAAAATTGAGATGTCACTAAAAAATCTACAAACATTTGAAGCTGTTGCTAATGCATGGATCGCTTTTAAAAAGGGATCGGAATTGCGGAAACCTACGCTGTATAATATCGAATATGAAGTATACAAATATCTTGTTCCTTTCTTTGGTAAGTACAGCATAGAGAAAATTACAGCGCCAGTAGCTATTAATGCTCTGGATGCCGTATCCGATAAGAATGCGTTGCAAAAAAAATTAATATCAAGATTAAATGAAATTATGAATTACGCTGTAAATTGTGGAGCATTGAAAACGAATCCATTACTTAAGATAAAAACTGCATTCACAGGAAAGAAAAATAAATCATTAGCTGCACTACCTGTTGAAAGATTGCCTGAATTTCTGAGTTGGTGGGATAGTGTGCCTCATAAGTATCAAATAGCTCACAATGCACTTTTATTCCAGATATTGACAATGGTCAGGCCAGGTGAGGCGATTAAAGCAGAGTGGTCCGAGATTGATTTTGATTCTGGCTTGTGGATTATCCCCGCGCATAAAATGAAATGCCATCGTGAACATGTTGTGCCTCTCTCATCACAGGCTATTAGAATCCTAAGAACAATGCAGAAAATAAAAAGAGGGCGTTATATATTTTTTTCCTCCAGAACAAAAGATGCTCCTATGGGAAAGAATACTATCAATACCCCAATTGCTGCCAGCAAGTTCAAAGGGATTGTAACGTTACACGGTTTTCGTTCGATGTGGAGTACGCTTTTAAATGAGGAGGGTTTTAACCCTGATGTTATTGAGGCTGCATTAGCACATAAAAGTGGTGATAAAATAAGAGATATTTATAATAGAACTACTTATTTAGAACAACGCAAAATTATGATGCAATGGGTAGGAGATTTTTTTGATGAGGCGAGAAAAGGGGTAATTAATAGATCCGGTGGTAAGAAAGGTTTGAGAATAGTAAATGGTTGAGGAGTTCAGCAAATGAATACCAATGAAGATATTTTATTTACTAAAGACGTAATGAAAATTTTGCGCTATGGGGCAATGAGCGCATTCATCAATTTCTGGAAAGATGAAAATAATGGTTTTCCTCAACCGTTCAGAATTGGGCGGCGGCATACCTGGCACCGTAGAGATGTAGAGGCATGGTTAGATAAACAACGAGAACAGGCCAATCCCCACTAATAATATCTTTCATACCCCGCACGCAATGCGGGGTTTTTTGTATGTGAGGTAAAAAACGATGAATAAAAATATTGCCGTGACGGGCAAGGGGTACGCTCGTTCAGTAAAAAAATTCTGCGATATTCGTGATCTTGTCGTTCTGCGCTTTGATGGCGTGGATGTTCGTGTGGTGTATCTGAACGGCGATCCGTGGTTTGTTGCAAAGGATGTTTGTGAAGCTCTGGAAATAAGCAACTCACGCGATGCTCTAAAAGCTCTGGATGTGGATGAGAAGAATACCGTCGCTTTAAGCTACGGTATTCGCGGAAATCCAAATCATAGCGTCGTTTCTGAATCTGGTTTTTACAAGCTGATCGCCAGAAGTCGCAAAGCTGTTACTCCTGGCACGTTCGCCCATCGTTTCAGTAACTGGGTATTCAGGAATGTGATACCAGGTATCAGAAAAACGGGGGCTTATGGTATCCCGTGGGGTGCATTACAGGATTTTTCCCGCCGTAAAGAGCAATATCAAATAAGTGCCAGCGAGAAGGGGAGGGAGCTACAGGCATGTAAGCGCAAAAAGCGTGAGCTGGAGGAAGAAGAAAAAAGGCTGATACGTGAATATCAGCCTGAGTTTTACTTTGGTGAGCGTATTCAGTAACCACGCGCATTGCTGATTATACGATACATCGTGTTAACCGGGAAGCTCCCCACCAGCAAGGCAAAATCTTCTGCTAAAAAATGACATATGAGCAGCCGTCCTGAAAGCATGAAGTTTTGCAGGAATAGATGCTGCAGTTCTTTATTTTATCAATTGGACTTTAGATAAAAGTAAAGGCGACCGAGGTGGTCGCCAGTTTTATTTTTATATTTTTCCCTATTGCATCAACAATGAATGTCTTATCCACATTACGAGGGATGGAATAATTTTTATGTATCCGCCATATGCCCATATAATGGTGCCAAAAACAGTTAGTCCAACCCCGAGTACTTCAGCTTTTATTTCCTCTCTGACCTCAACTCGAGCTTTAGCTAAGTTTTCTTCTCGTATCTTTTGTGATTCTTCCGCAGACAATGGCGGGCCAGTTACGCCACTGCGTGAATTAATTTCAGCTTCGCGATTAGATAATTTTTTTAAAGTTGTGAACTTGATTGTATACAACAATCCAAAAACTGAAATAATTGCACCTGAGCTGGCGAATAGATTCATATCATTAAGATATTGGCCGAACAAAAAGCTTGCTCCACAAAAAACACATAATATGGCAATGGATGTTTTTGCACCGAGTATTTTTAGTAATATTGTTCTAAATCTCTTCATTGTTAATATATCCTATCATAGAAGTAGTAATTCACCCCTTAGGTTCGATACCGCGCCGCTTTAGTTCGGAGCGCCCTAACTCTTTAAGCCAGTTAGCAAGGCTTACACCATCATTATTAGCCTCGCTATCAAACTGTTCTTTCAGTTCTGGAGCTATACGCATATGGAAAGGGGGAGCCTTTCCTGTCCCTTTGGGTTTTTTATCGCGTTTAATTATTGTTGACATGTGTACACCTATGGCGTTATGTTTTCATTCGATAGGTGTACACATTAACACGTGTGCATTTAATAACGCAACGCCCCGCAGTGCTGGAACACATGCAGGGCGTCTAACCACCAACGATAGCAACAGTATCGAGGTAGCTATGTTAAATCATACCACACACCCGCAAGGGCGGGACTCGCACGACCTGAATAAATACATCTGGCGTTTTATCGCCCTGAGCACCGCACAACCGCGCGTGATTCACATCGTGGCCAGCAGCGAACAGGAAGCACGCCAGCAATCCCCGGCTGGCTGCGTGATGGTATTCGCCGCCCGTATTCGTCAGGGGGTGTGCCATGCCTGA